ACCTATTTGTTCAGTAGCTTTATATTTGACATATAGTTGTTTTTTCTCTCTAGTAATTCTTCTGAGAAAAGCATAATAGATAATTTGGGTAAAGTAAGCGAATGGATTCTTTGACTTTTCGGGGTTAAAGTTTCTAAAATACATCATACAATTCTCAATTCCATCGGCAATCATCTCATCTCTAAATGAGTACGATGCGAAGTTAGGTTTGTGTGATAAATGTTCTGCAATCTTGAGAAAACACTCACCAATATAATTAGGAACTTGTGGCTGAATCTCTTTAGCTTTATCTGCAACATCACACAATCGTTTGTATTCAATCAATCCCGCTAAGAAGTCAGCATTGTTTACATAATGTTTTACTCTTTTTTTCGCTGGCGCTTTAGTGGCAACTTTCTTCACTTTCTTTTCTTTTGGGACTTTTGTTTCTGTTTGGTCAGTCATAATATACCTTTTATTTTAAGTTTGCCTTCATTTCGCTTGACAAAGTGCTTGACAAGAGTTATGGTAGCGGTGTCCTGTTTAATTAAATGATTCAATAGCTACTGCTACCATCCTGGTTGAAAACCCAAATCATATGTTACTTTATCTAAAAGTGATAATACTCTTTTTCGATAACCAAACCCTAACATTCCCATTTTTGTTCCGTTTTCATAAGGAGGATTTCTATTAAAATCAGTGTATTGCTTTGCTGTTAAATCTATTACTGTTCCATTAATATCTACACACCACCAATGATAGATGTTTTCATCATCTAAAGCTCGATGCATTTTTATTGTTTTAGTTCCAAATATTTTTTGCAAACAACCTGAAGCTGTGTGACAATGCCCAAACATTGGATTAGTTTTATTTCTTTCAATCCATTTTTTAGGTAACATATCTTCTGATAAATTATTACATATTGCATCAGAGACCATCTTCAAATTCTTTTCATTATATTCTATTGTCATATTAGTGTAGTTTACTCTTATCAGGTTTATTCATCTTGTTTAAATATTCATCCATTACCGATGTATCATCATCATAGTATTCTTCAATTTCTCTACTTGCAAGTAAGTCGTCTGTGGCTTGTGCTGCATTTTTTAAATTAAACTCTTCAAGAATGCCTTCTGAATGTAAAGCTTCATCAGCTACAGTTTTAATTGCATTTAAATAATATTCAATTAGACTGTTTTTAGGATTAGTAAAGGTAACAATCTCTCTGTTATTTAATGTAGCCATATTATCAGATATTATCTCGATTGGCAACCATGGCACCATCATCATTACCGAGCCTTTGGGTGAGCGTCTCACCATAAGAACCATAGGATTGTTTAGTATTGTGGAATCTGAATCAGAAGTGATGTCAGCAATAACATCTTCTCCAGATTGAAGCCTCACTAATTTAATGTTTTGTTGATTATCCATTTTTTAGCTCGATGTTATAGAATTTGTATTTGAATTTCTCGTCATCATATATTTTCATTCTCTCAATAAAATGTTTTAGTGTATAATTGGTAAATTTACCAACTCTAAAATCATCTGCAATATCAAATAGTGTTGCGGCTTTTCCATCATCACCAACTCTAAGACCTCGACCAATTGATTGTAAATTACGAATACGAGATTTACTTGGTGATGCAAAGATGATGTTGTGTAAGTTCCTTATATTTATGCCTGTGGAGAAAGTGCCATATGATGCAACAATGATAGCATTTTTTTCTTTTTCTGTAATTCCTCGAATAGCCTCTCTTGTTTCGGTATCAGTTCCACCAAATACAAAAAAAACTTTTCTTTTTTTCGCATGTTCTTTTATATTGGCATATAAAGCTTTACCATGTTTCTCTACAAATTGAAATAGTATAAGTGAATTGCCATTGAGTGATAGTGCCAAGTTTCTTATAAAATCATTACGAGCATTGCTCTTAACAATATAATCAATTTCTTGTTGATAGTCCCATGTTTTACATAATTTACAAACTGGTTCAGAATATTTCAACACCAAACATTTTATACTAAAATCAGATAAATGTTTCTTTGCAATTAAATCTGCAGTAGTTGTTGCTTGATAAACAGGACCAAAAAGTCCTTCTAGTACCAAACGATGTGTTTGTGTGCCGTCTAATGTACCTGTTGTTCCTATTCTATATCTAGCATTAGTACAAGCAGACATAATTGTTGCCAATGATTTAGCTTTAAATTGATGTGCCTCATCACCTAATACAAAATCAAATTGTTCAAAGTAATCAGGTGAGTTCTTATACACAGATTGCCATGTTGTAATTGTTAAAAAATTGTTTGTGTGTTTTTCTTTACCAGAGTATTGTCTATGGCAATATTTTTCAGAATCAAATCCATACGATTTAAAATCAGTATACATTTGTTCAACGAGTGAGGTTGTAGGAACGATTAGAAGACCTTTTTTCATCTCATTGGACAAAAGATGTCTGACTATCAAGTATAATATTAAAGACTTACCAGACGCTGTTGGAGACAACAGGAGAAGCCTTTTATTTCGTATAGCAGTGATGAATGATTTTAATTGATAGTCTCTAACTATGTGAGGGAGGTTTAGAGTGTCAGCGAATTCTTTAGCTTCGACAACCGAAAATACATCAGTTGAATTAACATCATCATCAATTAAACATTCATACCCTCGTTCATCACAAAACTCTTTAATATATGGAGTAAGACCATGATATATTTGAAAGTTTCTTAAGTCTAGAAGCCTTATCTTTCCGTCCCAAACTCGACTTTTATATGCCGGAGTATATTGATAACCTGGAACATGGAATGTAAAGTGGTCAGATAACTCTTGAGCAAGTCCTCTTTCACACTCAACCTTTATGAAGGCTTCGTTTAACTTATGTAGTTGTATAGTGTCAGTCATTTATACGCCTTGAATGAATTTTTCCCAATCAATAAACGACTTTAACTGAAATGTTCTGCTATGAAGTTCTTTTAAGATAGCTTCACATACAGTTACGATTTCTTCATGAATAGCTTTAGATGCTTTATACTTGTTGATGTCTTCATCACTATCAAGATATGTGGTTATTTCAGACTTAAGAACATATGGAAATGGCTCCCATCCATGTTTACTCAAGTCTTCATCATCTAACTTACCTGTATAATATTCCCACTTCAATCGTTTCATACGATTTAATTTAAAATTAGCATCTTTAACGAGCAATCTATGGTGAGAAAGTATGTTTAAATATTTACTATGATATAGTGGAATCTTTGTAAGTTCTTTACCTGGCTCTGTTCGGTCCAGTTCAGAATCTTTTCTCCACATCTCAAGTAACTCTTCTAGTTGTTTCATAATATAAATCTCCAATTAGTATGGATTATAACAGGACTGTAACCTGTTGTCAAGCGTTTTAGTAAAGTTTTTCTATATCGTAGTAAGTGTACCGAAAAGTGGCATCTGCAGTCAACAGTTCATCAGGGCCAGAACCAGCTGACATGATAAATGTGGAAAGAGTGGTTGGGAAAGCATCTCTAAAATGAATTTTAACATAAGGAATATTAGATGATGATAAAACTGTTAGTGTTGCATCAGAATATTGAGGAGTTTTAGTCTGAGTTAATGTAGCGGCTTTGTTGAGTCTACTGAGACCTTTATAATCTTCAAAATCTTCTGGAAATGTCATAGCACGAATCCAATCATGAACTTCAATCCACGAACCCATTCTTTCATCAATCAAAAATGTTACATTGAATATATCGTAAATTGCTTTATCACCAGGTGCAAAGATGTCTACGAAAGGAGTAGATTGAGGAGTTTCAGACATTGAGATGCCTGGAACTGAAACCGATTGGCAGAAATATGCCATATTCGGTAGTCTCCCAAAATTCAAAACATATTTGTTTGGTTGAAGAAAATTAGGATTAACTGGATTTCTATCTGTAGCTGCCATTTAATTTGTCCATACTATTATTATTATATCATCTATTTATGCTAGTTAATTTGTTGTTAATAATGACTGCAAAAATAACAACAAATAGCAGACAAAAAAATACCTGCCGAAGCAGGTACCTTTTCGTGAATCTTCATTACTACTCACAAATAAATGTGAGTCAAAGTGACTACATTAAGTTAGAAACTTTGAATGAACGGTAATAAACATTTGCTACAGCAGCGCCGATACCATTACCAGCAGCAGCAGTGCCAGCTGAGAATGGATTTCTTTGCATACCATATCGTGTTTTGAAACCGATTTTAGGTTGGAATGTACCAGTATCAACTGCACGAACCATTTGTAATGGAACATACGGACAATAGAACAGACCAGCATCATAAGCGTTTGAGCCTTTATAACCAACAACTGCAAACTCTTTAGATGTAGTACTAGTGATAGCATATGGGTCTATATAGACTTTAATTCTACCGAATAGCATACCTGCATATGTGTTACCTGAATCATCTACAGTTAAGTTTGTTTGTGCTTGTAAAGCAGGGTTATAATCTAAAAGACCAGACATTGCAAGAGCAGAAGCTACATCAGAAGTAACAAGGATGAAATTACCTTTTCCTCTACGAGTTTCTTTAGCAATTTGATTTGCTTCTCTTTCTAATTGGAATGCAAGACCTTTAATTTTCTCAACCATCCAACGACCATTTGAATCAGTGTCTAAATCAAAATTACCAGCAGATGTTGTTCCTACTTGACAACCAATTTTAGCAGTCTTGTAGATAGTTCTAACAACTTCTCTGTTAATTTCTGCAAGAATTTCAGCAGAAAGGATATTAGCTAATTCTGTTTCAGCGTCAAGACCGTGAACTGCTTTTAAGTCTTGTGCTAATTCGATAGAGTATTCTGCTTTAAGTGCTCTTGATACAGCAGTAACAGTTACTTTTTCGATTTTAAATGCCATTTCAGCAAATGTGTTAGCAGCGATACCAGCTTCTGCCTGAGCAGTAGTCATACCAGTTGGTGCCATACCTGCAGCAGCATTATTTGTGAATGTTCTAGCATCGTTACCACCAGCAGCTGCAGTAGCATCTACTTGTAGAGCAGAACCAGCAGTACCATTACCAGAGAAACCTGGATTAACTTCGTTGTAGAAGTTTTCAGCGCCGCCTTGTGTAGTATATGTAGAACGCATTGCAAAGATAAGACCAGTAGGTCCTGTCATTGGTTGAACGCCACATATATCATATGCGATTAAGTTAGGTAAAGAACGCCTAACTAGTGAGATTAAGATTGGGTCAAAGTTACCGATGTTAGCGCCAGTTGAATTAGCAGGTGCAACTTCGTCAAGTTGTTGCATGCTAGTAGAACCAGTTTGGTCTTTTGACATTTCGTTATACTGATTTTCAAGAATAACAGCGGTAACTGCTTTCTTGTATGGGTCAGCAATAGGTGCTAAATCTGGATGATTTAGTACGCCTTCCCATTTTGTTTGTAGTGATTCGGACAAATACATTGTGTACTCCTAAATTGTTATTATAATTATTTCTTTGTATTACTAATTGCAGATGTCACAGCATTAACAAATGGGTCAAATGACTTTGTTTTTGCGGCAGCAGCTTCTTCTGCAGACTCTATTTCTTCATGTAACATTTCTTCACCTGGTTTTTTAATTCCTGTAGGGAAGTAGTTCTCACGGATTGATTCAAGTTTCTCTGTGTATTCGTCCTCTGTGGAGAATTCAACGCTCTCTGCGAGTGTTTTGATTTTTGCAACTTGAGTATCAATAAGACCTTCTGTCACTTGATGAGTAATTTCATTTTTGCGAGATTCAATTAAATCTTTTTTGTATTCAATGCCTCTCTCAATTTCTTCGTCAAGTTTGCTTTCAAGTTCTTCAACTTTAGTAGCTAACTCGTCAACTAAATCAACTTTTTCTGCAGGAACATCAATATAATGTTCAGCAAATAGATTTCTCATTCCTGAGATAAACTCTTCTGTTAATTCTGAGCGTAAACCAGATTCAATAGCGATTTCGTTATCGCCCATCCACTGTTCTACAACATACGAAAGATAGCCGTCAACTTTTTCTGTTAAATCTACTTTAATAGCATCAACAGTTTCTTCTAACTGACCAGCATACTTAGCTTCGATTTCTTCTTCAATCTGAACAACACGGTCAAGAACACGAGCTTCAAAGATTGTAGATGCCTTAGCACGGAAATCTTCTGAAATTGTTTTATCATCAGCAAATAGTGCATCGATATCTTCTTTCATTTTTTCTTTCCTTTTTTTATCTTCTTCTTCATCGTCTTCATCGTCATCGTCATCTTCGTCTGAATCAGAATCGTCTTTTTTCTTTTTTTCATCTTTGTCATCGTCATCGTCATCTTCAACGATTACTGTTTCGTCTTCTACAGGTTCTAAAACCTCTTCGTCTTCTACAGTGTCTTCATTTTTTTGACTAGCCGATGCAGCCGATGGATGCATTTTGTGGTCTGCAACATTTTTGGCGTGATTGCCTTTTTCGTCTGTAGCTTTAACTTTGATAGAATCTCCAGGATTAGTGGCTGTTTTATTATCCATTCCTCCTAAATCTTCGACCTCTGAACCAGCCATTTTTTGCATTGGCATAGAGCCTGCGTTACGCTTGCTTTGAGCAAGAATATCTGCAGCCGCTTCCATTAATTTGTTTATTGCCATTAGAATTTCTCCTTGTGTATTTTTCTATTTATAATTTTAAAGTTTTCGTAAATATGTTTCAAATAAATTTAAAGCAACAGTTTCGATTTCTCTAGCAGAAGCTCTCTTTATTGTTCGTTTAGCATGGTCAAAATCTGATTCAACAAATCGTCCTTCGACAAACATCCATTCTTTATTTTCCATTATGCCATTAACAAAAGCACCTGGAGCTGAAGGGTCAGCAACAATATCAGCTGCGGTTGCAAGTTTTAAATCATCTTGCACTAAATTATATCCTTCTTTAGATTGTACCACAGAGCCTAAAGCTCTCGATGATACACCTATACTAACATCATTCTCTATGAAATTTTTAACAATCTCTCCATAGGGTGTTTCTAAAATTTGTGCTTTGCCGTAGAATGTATTACCATCTTCGTCTAATTTTACAATTTTATGTGATACTCTTTCAAGGTTAATTGATGGTGTGTCAGGATGTCCTAATTCACCTAATGCCCGATTAGTCTTAATATACTCTTCGTTATAGCGTTTAACCTCATTTCTAAGTGTATCCATTTTATACATTCGATTATTACGATTTACTTGGTCACCGACTAGAAAGGTGCCTTCAATAAACAATCTTTTTTTACCTGACTCCGTTGTCTCTGTTAAATAATTAACATTTTCTACGGTTTCTCTTATTAGTTTCATTCTATTATTCTCCGAGAGCTATTTTTGTACCAAGACAAGCACCTGCTGCATAAATTTTATCATCATATTCTTTAACTACATATGCTATAGATTGATTGTTTCCTGCCACAAGAGCGGCACTCATTGTAAACGAACCTTTAATAGAACCAGCAGCTGTCGTTACTGTAATTTTATTTGTCGCAGTTGCAGTATTAATAAGTCTTACTCGTCTCGCATAATTAATATTTTGAGGACTACCATTAACTTTAAATGTTAAACCTGTTGTAGCACCAGCAGTTGTAACAACGGCTGTGCCATCTGGATTTTCAAGTTGAGCTGTTACTGAAAGTGGCCATGCCTGTTCACCTAAATCTAATCCGCCAACGAGTTGACCAGTAACCTGTTTAACTCTATATAAATTATTTGCACCATTATTATATCCTACGATACGACCAGCTGGTTGTGTACCAGTTACTATTATTGTATCACCAACATTAACTGGAGCACCTGTTGATATTGTTATCCCAAAAGCTGTATCTGCTACAGCAACTGTAGCAATTGTTGGACTGGCTGCACCAAGAATTGTTAATGTAACTTCGGGTGATTGTACTTGTATATTTTGTGTCATTTTATTTTAATCCCATTGCACTTCTTCTACGCAAAGACATTCTTCTTTTAATGAGAGAGCGGCGCAGTTTCGCTCTTCTTGTTGTTTTCCATGCTCTTCTTAATAATCTAGCTTTCTTCAATCTTGTTGTTGCAGGTATTCTTCTTACCGTATTTCCAGAAATCTTATAGCCTTTAAGTCTAGACCGCCTTCTATTTTTCTGAACCGTGATTCTACCTTTTTTATTACGCCTTATTCTTTTACGAATTCTTCTAACACGACCCATGTTTATTATGTTTGGGTTTCTTTTAGTAGCTTCGTCTATTTCTTCGATTGACTCTTCTTCAATCCAATCAAATCTATCAGCTGCTTCATATTTTTTTGCTTCTTCTAGATACTTAGCTGATATCTCATTTAGACGAGCATGAATTAATTCTTTTGCTTCGTCTAACTTATTAGCTATAAGTAAGTCTAAAAAACTCATTTTGCATCTTTAGCTTTATTACCACCAGCAGCACTGTGGGCTTTAAATGCGAAGTCTGAACCTCTTCTAAAGTGTTCAGGACTTTTATGTACCAAGTCAGCATATTTCTTTTTATTAACATCATTTAAATTCTTATGTACATTTGTCATAGCACTTGCTGTGTAATGGTCAACCTTTTGAGATTTTCCATTTGCAAACTTTACTGTCTTATGCTGCTTGTTCGCAACAATGTTATGTAAATGGTCCATTGTACTTTCTTCAAATGTTCCATTATTTAGTCGGTTTACCTCTTCGGATTGTAAAGGAGTTTGTATACCTTTAGGACCGTAAGGAACTGTAAAATATTTGTTCAACTTAGCATTATAATATAATGCAACTTTCATGCCATTAGGATATGGTCTAAAAGATTTTCTCTTAAGAAGTAAAACAAAAGGTGGGTCTTTAGGGTTATCACCTTTCTTTTCTACTACTTGCTCTAGTTCAATAGGAAGTTCCATTTCTTCACGAACAGCTCTTCTTGTTCTTTGAAAAATCTGTGGGTTATCTGTTAAGAGTCCAACCATTTTACCAAATAAGTCTTGAAGTAACCTTCTCTCATGAGGAGGAAATACAGGTCGCTCAGTCTCCATTTTATCTAATATACGATGGAGTTTTGCTAACTTAGTTTTATCAGCTAATCCAGCACGAACAAGAATGTCAAACTTTTTATAGTCTTTTTTATCTACTTTCTTAGCTTCGAGTATTGGCTTAGTGCCTTTAAAATCTAATAAACTTTTCATTGAATCTTTACCTTAAAAATGTTGAGTATCGTCTAGACGCTGAATATGAGAACCTTCTTCTTCAAAATCTGGTTCTTCATCAGCTGTATTTTGTACTTCAACTTCTGGCACCTCTGGTGCCTCGTAATCTTGATAACCTGTATTCTGATTAATCTCATCAGGATTATTAATTTCATCCTGTGTCATAGGATTAATATCAGCAAACATGTCTTTTGCAATATCTGTTTTCTTATCATCTAGTCCTTGAAACGCTCTTTGTGATAAAAGATTGTCTAGACTTTCTGAAGCATCTTTAGCTTGAGCTGAAGCTACTTGGTTTATAAAATCAACTATTTCTGTCATAATTTTTCTCCGTTATTCTTTATTTATGCCGGCAAACTTAGATACATCATCATCGAGTTCTGGTGTTTCTGATTCAGTATCGTCAGCATCCTTTGTATTATCTTCTGGTGGAAATTGACTAGCATCTACTTCGCTTTGGCCAAATGTAACACCACTTTCTTGTTCATCTGCAATCTCTGTGTCCATTGTTTCAATTTCTTCTCCAGACATATGCAGAACATTTTTCTTAACCCATTCTGTTGAGTAATAACGACCAATATATGGGTCTACAACACTAAGAAGATTAACTCTTTCACGAAGCAATTCAGCTTCTCTTAGTTCAGTAAAGTTATTATCTTTAAGATAGTCATAGTAAATGTGTTCTTTCATGAGACCCCAATCTTCTAGGGAACAAATGCCTTTAAGCACACATTGAGTTTTTAAAGCATGGTCAAATACTTGTGAAAATTTATTTCTTAATCGAGTTATAAATTTACCAAACTTAACTTCATCTCTTGTTACTTCAGTTGACCGACCTAAACCAATCATACCTCCGTTTGATGGTTCCATTCTTGAGATTGGAACATTCAAAGATTGCATAAGTTTATTCTTAAAGTATTTTACATCTTCTAATTCGCCAAGATTTTGACCAGCAGGCAATGTAGTAATCTCTGTTCCTTTGCCACCTTCTCTACGAGGTAACCAGAAATCTTCTAGCATTGACATATGTTTTCTGTCGTCTCTTAACTCACCAGTTGATGCATCATAAACCATTTTATTTCTATACTTAACCATTACATCTTTTAGATATTGTTCAGCTTTACCTTTTGGTAAGTTACCCACATCGATGTAAAATATTCGTCTTTCAGGTGCCCTTGATAATCTATAAATTACAATAGCATCTTCAACCATTCTTAATTGATTAAGTGGTTT